CCGTTCGCCGTGACGGCGGTCACGGTGACGCCTATGCTGGCCGCGCCGACGGGCTGGTTGATGACCTCCAGCTCGATCTGAGCGCCGCCGAAGAGCGTGGTATCAACGTCATCGCCCTCCATGAGCGTACCGGCGCCGGAACCACTGACAGCGAAGGTCCCCAGGACGGTCACGGGCGGGCAAGTGTTCGCCGCGCTGATGTTCGGATTGCAGGCCAGTTTGAAGCCCGACAGCACGCGCGAGCCGTCGGCCGTCAGCCAGGCGTTGAGATCCTGGCCCAGATGACTGATGACCGCAGAGTTGAACTGGGCGAAGAACGTGGACAGAGTGGAGGGCCGGCCCAAGGCCTCCACAACCGCTATCACCGGGTTGATAAGGTCGGCGGTGATGTCTGCCTCATCCGGGTCCGCAAAGGCCGTCACGTAGTCCCGGACCAAGGCAGCCTTGCCGATAGCAGACGCCGCGGCATCCTCTTCACCCAGGGCCGCGATCAGGTAGCCGCCGGCCGCAGCGTAGAGGTCGGTCATGGCGATGTACTCCGCCACGGTGAGGGATCGTTGCATGGTCACAGGCACCTCCGAAGTATCGCGGGGAGAGAGTCATTCGTTTTACTATTTGGTCCTCTTGCCAAGGGAGAGGTGGTGATTGTGGGGGTCGGCTACGTCAAATGCCCGAAGTGCGGGACTATCCACAAACACAACGAGCAGTGCCCGCAGTGCGCTAACGACCGCACGAACGACAAGCTGGGCTACGCTATCAATACGGGAGTGCTGTTCTTGAAGTTCGCGATGTGCGTCATTGGGCTCGTGGCAATCGGCTTCATGGTGGTTGGAGCGATCCGCGGTTGTAGCGGCTAGTAGTTGCTGGGCGAATAGCTGCCGGCGTCGGTGACCTTGAGCGGAGCGTTCGACGCATTCTGCAGTCGCACATCGACGTTGATGTAGGGCTGATCCGCGTGCTGACCGTAGTAGGGCCTCCCCACCTCCTGCCCGAAGCGATTCACACTGCGCTCGCTGCCGACAATCACCCCGGAGCGCGGCTTGCCGTCCACCATGATGGTCTGGGTAGCGAGAGCCGTGCTGACAGCTTGGTCCAATCCCTGGATAGCGCCCTGCACGTACTTGCCGGACTCGTCCCGGTAGACGCCCCAGTCCATGCCGTACTCTCGCTGCTGGGTGTAGCGCTGCAGCAGCAGGCGTTGCTCGTCTCTGGCCTCGGCCTTCGCGTACTCGGCGTCGGTATCGGCGGCGATGTCCTTGATAGACCACGCCACCAGCGCGGCGGCGCCGGCGATGGCGGCCAATCCGCCCACGGTGGCGATAGCCGAGGTGGCCGCTTGCGCTATGAGTTGGCCGGACACGGCGCCCGCCGCCTGCCCGGCGGCAGCCGAGGCTGCATGCGTCGCGGCCTCCGTCACGGCCTTGGTCCCCGCCGCTTTGACGGCGGTTGCCACGGTCTTGGCCGCGGCCTCCGCCACGGCCGTTCCCGCTGCCTCGGTCCCCACCCGTCCCAGGAGGCTCCTGCCCATGCGAAAGGCCCCACGCCCCAGCAGGCCCCCGCCGATGGCCAAGCCTCCCCACATAGCCGCCTCGTAGGCGCCGGCCGGTATCTTCGCGGCCAGCTCCACCAACTTGGAGAGAGCCGGGAGCAGCTTCTCGGTGAGCGCCGTCCCCGCCTCCGTGAAGCGCTGTTGCGCCTGCCGCAGGCTCTTGGACATACCCTCATCCTCCGCGGCTCCGAGCACATCCTTGGTCTGGTTGAGGATCTCCTGGTAGCGGTACTGCGCCTTCTCCACATCGGAGAGCCTCTCCCAGGTGCCCTTGAGCGAGCCGCCGAAGGCCATGTTCTTCATGTAGGTGTCGTTCAGGGTGAGGCCCAGGCGCTCGGAGGCCTCCGCCTCGCCGCGCACGGCGCTTTGCAGGCGCTCCATGGCGTTGGCGGTGGTCTGGATATCCTCATAGGGCGAGGTGGCGGCCAGGTCGGCGGAGACTGCTACCAGCTTGGCCACCTGCTCGTTCTGCAGGCCGTAGTTGTTCACCAAGGTCTTGCCGATGAGAGACGCTCGCATGAAGTCGTCGGCCAGGAAGCCGGTGGCGTCGGAGAGCTGCTTGGCCGTGGCCACGAACTCCGCTCCGCCGGCGCCGTAAGCGCGGCCCATGAAGGATTCCAGTTTCTGCTCTGATATGGCCCGGCTGAGCATCATGCCCGCAGAGGCTCCAATCACCGCGGTAGCCGCCCCAGCGCCGGCCATGGCCAGCCCCGCGCCGCCCATACCCTTGAGCGCGCTGGCCCCATACAGCAGGCCACCGATGCCACCGCCCCGAATCGACTGGCCGGCGCCGAACGCGGTCGCAGCGCCACTGAGGTCGGCCTTGATCTCCATCTTGCGGGTTCGCACGATTTGGTCCAGTGCCTTATCCAGGCCCTGGACCTGGGTCTTGGCCTGGCGGAGGCCGGAGGTGTCCACCCTGGGGCGCACGTTCTTGCGATCCAGCCGGTCTACCAGGCTGAGGGTAGCGTTGGCCTGCCGCTGTGCTTCCTTGGCCTCCAGGCTGAGCGGGATCCTGGCCTTGGTGGATTCCAGTTCTTTCAGGCTGGCCTTGCAGCTCGCCGTATCGAGCCCCACCTCGCCCATGACGGAAAAGACTCGGGACATGCTCAACTCCTAGATGGTGAAGGTGGTTGGGGCCCCACTGACCGCGGTTTCACGCGCTGAGTCCGGCACACGAACCAGAGCGTCCAGTTCGCCCAGGCCGAGCCACGCCAGGTCAACGACGCGGTAGCCGTGCAGTGCGGCCACTCGCGTCAACATGCCCCACGTCAATCGCGGGGCGCTTCCGGATTTGGGTCCGCGGGTTCCCCCTCGGGGAGGCCATTCCAGGCGCGTGCCAACACGGCCGCCAGCTCGATGGGCGAGTAGACGGCCAGCATCCCGTCCACCGTTTGCTCGCCGATCTCTCGCGCCTCCCCGCCGGCGAAGGCCACGCGACGCGCCTCGCCGCCGGACAACCCGATCTCCAGGAGCTTGCGCAGATCAGCCAAAGGCAGCCTCACCCCGTTCCAGCCGTCCTCCAGCGCCTGCTGGTAGTCGACGCCGCGGTACTCGGCCCAGCGCTCGATGCCGTAGACAGTGAAGAAGACCGGGTAGGAAGTGCCTCCCAAAGCAATGCTGGGCATGCCTTCCGGCGTGGCTTTCAATTCCCCCATCAGACCCTCCAGAGTGTGAGGTCACAATCGAATGTCTCGGCGGACAGGTTCCGCCGGTCCACGCGAGGCGTAGGCGCTCCAGAGATTCTCCAACCGCCCGATACCGCCCCGCGCATGTCCGTATAGGTAAGCTCGTCGCCTCCGGTGAGCCACGCGGCCAACTGCGCGGCCTCGGCTACCGTCTCCACCCGTGCCGTCACCCGGCGGGTCTCGGGCGCGTTCTCGGAGACGTAGGCGCGGAGCACGTCGGCGGAGTCCATAAGCACCTCAAGCGCCGGCGGTTTGAGCGGGTGGGACTCAACCTCCACGTCGCGGAGCGTCACGGCGGCCCCCCCGGCGTACAGAGTCGCGCTTTGGGGCGCCGCCTGCTTGACCTCCACCGTGGTCTCGTACACCAGCAGGTCGGGGCCGTCTCCGAACTTGCCGCCCTCCACGGTGCCCTCGATGGAGCCGATCACCTCCGCCTCGGTGGTGAGCTGCCGATGGGTGGCCAGGTTGGCATCCAGGGAGTCGGTGAGGAGTAGCAGTTCGGCCTCGGCGTCCCGCAAATCCCTGCCGATGCGCACGTAGAGCCGAACGGTGAAGCGAAACACCTTGGAGTCCCGCCCCTGCCCGGCAGCCTCCTTGCGGTCGCCGGAGAAGATGACCGCCGCTGCCGGCAGCTTCTGCGCCACGATAGGCACGTCGGCCGTCTCCACCACCTTGAGCGTCGTGTCCGTGGCCACTGCCAAGGCCAGCGCCGCCTTGATGGCCGTGCGGCTCATCGCAACGCATCCTGGAAGGCGCGAGCCACGATCTCCTCCACCATGCCCACATTGCCCTCCCCGGTTCGCTTCAGGTAGTGCCCGGCCGACATGCCGGGATGGTTGGCCGCGCTGCGAAACACCACGCCGCCGCCACTCGGGATGGCCAGATAGCGGATGCCCTTCTGAAAGCCGACGATAATCGTGGCGTACTTGCGACGCATCTTCTTGAGCCGGATACCACGAGACTCAATGCGGTGCGACTTGGCTCCGGCCTCAAGGAAGTTGGCCCGGTAGTCCCTGGGGCCCACGTACATGCGCGGAGGCTTCACATCGAAGGCGACGCTGCGTTTCACACGATTGGAGGGAACCACCCTCTGGTACTCCCGGCCCAGCAGCACACCGCAGGCCCAGAGCGCGCGTCGAGCCGCGTATCCGACCTGCGGGGCCAGCGCCACCGCCGCCTCGTAGTGCAGCCAGATCTCGCTCTGCCCCGAGATACGCTCAGAGGCGAAGAAGTCACGGTGATAGCGCATCAGCGTCTGTAGCTGGGGTAGCTTTCCAGGATCTCGCGCACCTGCATGGGCATGGCGCGCTCCGCCCCCATGCCGCCTCCACCCTCGAAGAAGATGGAGCGGGCCAGGAGGTCGCTCTTGGCGTAGAACTTGACCAGCATGAGGCAGGCGGCCTGCAGATCCTCGGGGACAATGGCCCCGTAGCCGGCCGCATACGTCACGCTCACGTTCTGCACGCCGGCGGTGAAGGCACCGGCGTAGTACAGGCGGCCGCTGGCGTCCTCCCACTTGCAGTCAGCAGAGATGTCCTGGCCATCAAGCTCCACCACCCGGGGCGCGGCCACCGTCGCCGCCGCCAGCGGCCAATGGCGGAGCGCGACCCACAGCTTGCCGGAGCCGTCGTATAGCTCATCGGCATAGACGGTGTCCTCGATGGGGTCAACATGCCGGCGTATCTTGAGCGAGGCCGCGCTAAGGAGCGTCTGCAGCTCCACGTCCACCAGGGCCGTGTCCTCCCCCAGGAAGCTCTTGACCTGAGAGAGCGATACCAGGTCAGCGGCGGGCACGGGTGCCCTTCTTCTTCACGGGCGCCGGGGCCGGTTCGGACTCCGGGACCTCGGCTGTGGGCTGTGGCGCCGGTTCGGGCTCCGGGGTGGGTGCCGGCGTGGCCGGGACCGCCTCGGCATAGCCACCGCCCAGCAGGGAGTGCGCCTGCTCCTCGGGAAGCTCCACCGTGGCACCGGCCATCCACACGCCGTCAGGACCGGCCGCCGTTGTCAGCATGCGCACGAGCATGGGTCACACCTCCGCGTAGGCGACCACGCCACCAACGGCCACAGCGCCGGACAGGTTGAGATTCAGCGCCTCGCCGGCATCGGTTTCACACCAACCGTAGCCCAGGGTGTCCAACTGCCAGCCGGCGCCGGCGGCAGCGAAGTAGTGCAGGCCGGTAATGTCAACCCCACCGGCGCCCACGCCGGTGCGCAGCTTGGCGTTGACGGCGCCGGCGGCGCTCACGTCCAGCGCGAGCACACGGATCTTCTTGCCGGCCACCGCCGCCACAATGGTGTTGTCACCGGAGAGGGCGGCCGAGACTGCCGCCCTCTTGATGGTGTAAGCAAACTGAGGTTCCATCTCGCGCGCCTATCAGGAGCCGTAGTCGGCTGCTTCGAGCGTCACGATGGTGGGTGACTCGCCCTGGAGCGATTGCACACACACCTTGAACGCCGTCTTGGCGGAGTCGGTGATCTCCAGGACGTAGGCACCAGCGGCGGAGGTCTGCACGAGCAGCGCCTTCTTGGCGGTCAGCGCGGCCAGGTCTTGGCTCCCGCTCTTGGCCTGGACGGTGCCGGACGCACTCGTGCTGGTGAGTCCGGCTCCGGTGGCGGCGTCGGATAGCCATACGAGCAGAGGCACGACGTGCGCGATATTGGTGCCACCGGGGTCCTTGGCCTGGATCGTCACCTCGCACACGTTCGCGCCGCCGGCCGCGGGGGTCAGCGTGTAGTCGAAGGGGATCTCCTTGTTGGCGTTGAGATCCTCTTTGGTCGCCGTGACGCCGTCCATGACGTTCAGTTCGGCCGCGCCCGCGGAGACGGCCACCCCGGCGATCTTGAGGGCCCCGCCGGTTTCAATGTCGATCTCGCCACCGCTGGCCACGACGAACGCGTCGCCGCCCTGCTTGCGGTAGACCTTGGGAGTGTACGTTCCGTCTGCCATGAGCACCTCGTTTCAGATCCGTTGGCTGCAGCAGAGGGGCGGAGCATGGCGACCCCGCCCCTCCACCTATCCCCGAGGGGGGAACGGGGGTCTTAGGCTTCGGCCGGACTGATCAGCGTGTCGCTGTCGAGCACGGTT